ACATGTATGAATATGCGACAAGTAGTAGATGATGGATTAAAAAAAAGTGAAAAACTAAGTGGGGATATTCGTAGTAGAGAAATTGGTAGACATCTTGAATATAATATTTTTGATTCAAGATATATTGTAAGAAAATATGAAGGATCAGAATCTACAGAATACTTTATTTCATTAGAGAGTAGTGACAAAAAAGTAATATTTGGATTTTTAAGACTAAGAATTCCACCAAAAAATCATGACCCAGTTTATTCTAGTATTAAAAATACGGGATTAGTTCGTGAACTACATGTATATAATAATATTGTACCAGTAGGTGAAAATAAGAAAATATCAACCCAGCATCTAGGTACAGGAAAAACATTAGTAAAGTTAGCAGAATATATTTCATGGTTTTATGGTTTAGAAGGCGTATCTGTAATTACAGGAGAAGGAGTACGTGAATATTATCATAAACGGGGATATGAAAGTATTCAAAGTTATGCGGTAAAAAAATTCAAATATAAACTATGGAAATTTTGGTTAATTATTTATTTTATTCAGTTTTTGTCACTACCATTTAAATTTACTTTAAAATAAAACGATACAGGCAGGATTCGAACCTGCGCGTGCATAGCACACCGGCTTAGCAGGCCGGCTCCTTAACCACTCGGACACTGTATCCTATAAATATTATATACAATAATATTTATATATTTTTTAATAAATAATTAAACTATGTCACTTTCACTCCAATTTATATACCAATCATCTTGATAAATTTGTATATCATTATTTATAAATATATTATCAGGTTCTTCAAAAACAACAAGTATAGGATCATTATTTTTATATGATTCAGTAGGGAAACATGTATTAAAACATGAATATATATTTGAATACCATGATTTTATATCAAAAATTACAAAATCAACCATAAATTGAATTAAATATTATTTTAGCTATATATTTATATATGTTTAAAAAATCAATACTATTATCCTTATTTATTTCTGTTTTCTCATATGAATCTAAATATTTAAGAGGTTATTTACCACATTTAAGAACAAGTTCATGTAAATATACTTTTGAAGATAGTAATGAAGTATTACCAGAGTCAATAGATTGGAGAGATTATGATATGGTAACACCAATAAAAAATCAAGGACAATGTGGTAGTTGCTGGAGTTTTTCAGCAACAGGAGCAATTGAAGGAATCTATGCTAAAACTAATAAACTTACTAATTTCAGTGAACAACAACTAATTGATTGTTCAGTATTATATGGTAATTTGGGATGTAATGGTGGATTAATGGATAACGCATTTGAATATGCTACTGACCATTATATGTGTAGTGAAGAAAATGTACCATATGAAGCAAAAAAAGATAAAACATTAAATGAATGTTATAATTGTAATGCCTTAGTTGAATTAAAAGGATGTGTTGATGTACCTACAAATAATCAAACAGCATTAAAAATAGCTGTATCAAGACAACCTGTATCAGTAGCAATTGAAGCAGATACACTTTTATTCGATGATTATGAAGGAGGTATTATAAGTAGCACTAGTTGTGGTACAAATTTAGATCATGGTGTATTAATAATTGGTTATGGAAGTGAAAATGGAGAAGATTATTGGTTATTAAAAAATTCATGGGGTACATCATGGGGAGAAAAAGGATTTTTTAGAATTAAAAGAGATGATAATGAAGAAGGTCCAGGAATTTGTGGTATAGCTAGTACAGCAAGTTATCCAGTATTATAGATTAATTTAAATTAAAATTATTAATAAAATGATGATAAATTTTAATTCTAGGACCAAGTGGTATATCATAAAATTCTTTTAATTTTAATGCGGTTTCTTTATCAAAATATATAGTTGTTTCTCCATTATCCATACCATTAATATTAAATGATATTATATCATTATTAATATCTACAAATGTATATTCATAATTAACTTTATGATATAAATGTAAGAAATCATAAAAATCATTTATATTTTTAAATTTCATATTAATAATTACATATATCCAATTAAAACGTATTTTTAATTTAATTAAATTTTTAGTTAAATATTCAAAGAATATTTCATCACATAATTCTTTACTTTTTTTATTTTCTAATGAATATTTATTAATTTCAAATAATAAATCTTCATGTAAAAATGGAAAAATTTTTTCCATCTTTGTTTTTATTTTTTATGCACAAAAAATAAAAAATATAAAAAATATTCAATTTTTTTAATTAAAAAATAATTAATTAATTAAAAATTAATTAATTAATTAATATATTTAATGAATACTAAATTAGGTATTATTGGTGGTGGTCAATTAGGAAAAATGCTAATACAATATTGTAATAATATTGATTTAAAAACATATATATATGATGAAAATGAAGATAATCCATGTAAAAATATTTGTTATGAGCAACATATTGGTAAATTAAATGATTATGATGAATTAATTAAATTTGGAAAAAAATGTAATATAATTACATATGAAACTGAACATATTAATATTAATGCATTAAAAGAATTAGAAAAACAAAAAATTAAAGTATATCCTCCATCATATACATTAGAACTAATACAAAATAAATATACACAAAAATGTTTTTTTATTAATAATTCATTACCAACAGGTAATTTTAATTTTTTTAATAATTTACAAGAAGTATCATATAACATACTTAATAATAAAATTAAATTACCATGTGTATGGAAAAAAACTACATTAGGTTATGATGGTTATGGTGTAAAAATAATTAAAAAAATAAGTGATTTAGCTAATTTAGAAGATGGAGAATGTATCATAGAAGATTATATACAAATATATAAAGAAATATCAGTTATAGTAGCTAGAAATATAAGTGGAGAGTTTAAACATTATCCACCATTAGAAATGATATTTAATAAAGATTCAAATCAAATAGAATATGTATTAGGACCTGCTGAATTAAAAGAAAATATAATATATGATTTAATAAAAATATCAGAAAAAGTATCTACATATACAAAACATATTGGTATACTAGCTATAGAATATTTTATTACAATAGATGGAAAAATTTTAATAAATGAATTAGCACCAAGACCACATAATAGTGGTCATTTAACAATAGAAACATGTTGTCCAACATCACAATTTGAACAACATATAAGAGCAATATTAAATTTATCATTAGGTGAAACATATTTTACAGAAAAAGCAATAATGATAAATTTAGTAGGTGAAGAAAAACAACAAAACCATAATAGAGTTATATATGATAATATAGAATATGTATTTAATTCAAAAAATACATATTTACATATATATGGTAAAAAAACATCTAAAGTAAATAGAAAAATGGGACATATTACTATAGTAGGTAATGATAATTTAATGGAAAGAGCAATTAATTTAAAAAAGTTAGTTAAAATTAGTTAAAAAATTAACTATTTATAAAATTATGAACCTATGGTATAATAACAATTGTTTCACAAGAAGAATTAAAAATGAAATAAAGAATATTATATACCCAACTGAAATATATTTTACAGATAAAGAATTAATATTATTAGTATTACTAGATATAAACATAATAAAATTTAAAATTAAATCAAGTTATCCATTTACATGTCCATCATATATTACAATAAATGATATTCATATAAGAAAATATCATAAATATATTATTGATAATAAAAGATATATAAAAGATTTAAATAATGAATGTATTTGTTGTAATTCATTACTATGTAATAATAATTGGTGTGTTAATAATAATTTAAATAATTTAATAGATGAATGTAAACAAATAATGTTATATTTAAAAAAAATAATGGAATATAAGATGTTAGAAAAAGTAATAAAATATAAAACATATATAAGTATGCCATTTATGTTTGAATATATATAATATTAATCAATAAGTGGAATTTCACCATCTTGTTCTAGCATATTATATATTGTTTCTTCATAGTCATAATATTGATATAATTTCCATGGACCTGCTACAGTAGTCCATTTAAATTTATACTTAAGATCATCAACTTTTTTAGATCGTGTTTCAAAATAATCTACAATTGAACAAACATCATTTTTAATATTTTTACCAATATTAAAAACTAAAGAATTACGATACCTAGATAACCCTCTTAGATGAAAATTAGATAAACCATTTACCATTCTAATAATAAAAATCATAAGAAAGATTATTTTATTCATGTTATTAGGAAAAAAATATATACTAATACTATTTCAATTTTTATACTTACTGACATATTTTATTGGTATTTGTTAATGTACGTCCTACTTGGGCTAGTGAACAAGGAGTACAACATACTGTTACACAAGCATCTTCACAATCAGAACCAGGAATATTTTTACTTTTACGTAACGAAGAACGTAAGAAATTAATTAGACATAATAGAAATATATTTGATGAATAAATTAATATATTTCCAAGTGTTTTATCATATTTTAATGTAAAATAGCCTGATAATTTAAGTAAAAACATAGCACCAACAGATTTATGCATATTCATTTTATTATTTGTTAATATAGCATATAAATATCCAGCATAAATATTAGGACAACAAAAAGAACATAACATAGTAGGATACATATTATTAAAACAATCACAAATATTTCCATTCCATTTAGATTTATTTTCTATTGTCCATTCTAAATCCTCTACTTGAATATCAGTTATTGTTTCTTCACTATTAATAGGATTGCCAATAGCAACTTGCGTTAATCGTTCTTTTTCAGATTCTTTATTTTTTTCTTGTTCTGACATAATAATAATATAAGATATTATTTTTTATTTAATTCAATTTTAGAATTATCTATATGAGCTATATTTAGTATATCTTTTGCCATTAGTGGTTTAGATTTATTTTGATATTTTATCTGTTCTTTAATAATTTCAGATAATACATATGTTTGTTTTGGTTTACTTATAGAAAACATATTTTTTAAGACACATAATTAATTGAATTATATATCAATTTTATAAATAATTGAAATAAAAATAATTATTCATAAAATATTAATAATATGACAACTAACCCAGTAAATATTAATGATGAATTTTTCATAGAAATTAAAAAACATAAAAGTTTTAATGAATTATCAGAATTAAAACAAGAAGAATTTGAAAATTTATTTAAACAAACATTACATGATGCTAAATATGGAAAATGGTTAATTAATAAATCTGAAATAGTAATAGATGGAAATCCATTTGCTTCTGGTACTTTTTCAACAATACATGATTGTAAATGGCGCGGATTAGATATTGCTGTAAAGTGTCCTATATATAAAAATGTTTTAAATATTGTAGATTTATTAAAAGAAATTCAAATATGGAATACATTACGTCATCCTAATTTAGTACAATTTATGGGATTTACATTTAGTAATGATAATTTATATATTTTAATGGAAAAAGTATATGGAAATAATTTAAAACATTATTTAAATAATAGAACAACTTCAAATAATATTTGTAAAAATAAAGAAATAATAACACAATTAATTAATGTATTTAAATTTCTACATAATTGTAGTCCTCCTGTTATTTATCGGGATTTAAAACCAGAAAATATTTTAATTGATAAAAATAATAATATTAAACTAACAGATTTTGGACTATCAAAATATTTTACTAATGATGATAATGAAAGTTATAAAATGACTGGTATGACAGGTACATTAAGATATATGGCTCCAGAAGTATATCTAGAAAAAAATTATGATTTAAAAGTAGATATTTATAGTCTTGGATTAATTATGTATTATATATTTACAAATGAACAACCATTTTCAAGTTATAATAGTAATTCTATGGATAATTATATGAAAATGGAAGATGTTATATTTTCAACAATTAAAATTAAAAATATACATTTACGAACAATCATAAATAAATGTATTGACAAGGACCCAAATAACAGATATAATATTGATGAACTATATATTGATTGGATAAATTTTATATCTAACCTCCCTAAAGAACGTTGTATCATTTCTTAACCAATCTTCCTTTGATTTAAAATATATTCCATTATGCATTGTACAATCTAATTCATAATTTTTTTCTAATTTACTTTCTTTGTTTTTATCATTTTTTTTACTAAACAGGAATTTACACATAATTTTATTAATAATTTATATTTAAATAGAAAAAGTGTCACCACATCCACATTTACTTTTCGCATTTGGATTTTCAAATTCTATTCTTGCCCCCATTATATCATTTTTCCAATATACATTTGTTCCTAATAAATATAATAAACTTTTACCACATATTATTATTTTTAAATCATCTATCATTATTATTTCATCACGTTTTGATGGTTCATCTGATGTAGGTTCAATATAGTATTTATATCCATTACATCCACCTCCTTTTATTCCAATTAATAAAGCATTATGATCTTTATTAATTAAGGTTTTAAAATGTTTTATAGTAGTAGCACAAAATGTCATAATTTTTTTCATTTACATTATATAGATAATTAAATCCACCAAGCTTTATTATTTGTTCTAAAATCAATTTCTTCATTCCACTTAGATAAAGATACTTGATTATTTTCAATAGATACTTTCTCTAATTGTAATGGTAAAGGAGCAGGACCTCTAATAACTTTTCCATTAGTATCATATTGCGAACCATGACAAGGACACATAAATTTATTTTCAGCATAATTCCACGGTACAACACACCCAAGATGCGTACAAATTGCGTTTAATCCAAAATTTTTAATTTTATTATTTTCAATAATTAAATATGTAGGATCACCATTTAAACCTTGAACTAGATTTCTTGTATTATCTCCGTAATTAGAAATAAATTCATCATTATTAATAATAGCACCATATTTATCTAAAGCAAATTGAGAATTACTACCTTGTTTACTAGTAGGAATAAAGAATAATATAAATGGAACACCTAACCCTGTAAGTGTAGGATATACACCACCCCATAATAAAATATTATTCATTATTAATCGTTTTTTCATATCAGGAACATAATTATTATTAATTTGTGATTTACTAACTATATTTTTAGGAGTAGAATTAAATGAATAAATTAATGTTAGCATAGAAAAAAAATAAATTTTTTTAAACATTAGTTATATAAAATATATTAATTTTATATAATATATTCAATTTTTATTATATTTTTTTTATTTTATTATTAGTTTCTTGTATATAATTATAAATAATATTTACTTTCTTATTATTTACATATATTTTACTTTTATTTAGTAAACACTTTTTTAAAAAATTGATAATAAACATTATTTAATAACTAATATTATCATTATGCAATTAATTTTAATATTATTTTTATTTTATAGTTCTAGTTTTAAAAAAAAATTTAATAGAACTATTTTAAATGAAGATTTTGGATTATTTGATGATTTCAAACAATGGAATAATGTAAAAGAAATTTTATCTGAAGTAAATTTACGGAATAACTTACAAAAAAATGGGTTACGTTATCGCATGACGAAAACAGATAATGAATTAGTAAAAGAAGGTCTTGTTCCTCTAGTTCCATTATTTAAATTTGGTGCTTTTGAATTATATCCACCATGTGCTTTAAGTGAAGATGAAAGGGGTGGATGGAATTCAACCTCAAATAATGAAGTGCGCAAATTAGAAAAAATTAAAGCAAAAAAAAAAGTAAAACAAATAAAAAAAAAATTTGAGCCATTACAAAAACTATGGTTATATAAATATGGATATCCTAGATATGTAGGTGACTGGTTTTATTCTGATCAATTATCTAGTGATTCTAAAGAAAGTGGTGGCGGTTTTAATATGAAGAAGGGTGGATATTATCCGAATGGTATTTATAAGAAATCAGATTAATTATAATATTTTATATATATAAAATGGTTAAGCATCCTAATATTGAATGTAAAACAAAAGTAGTTCAAAATAAAAGAAAATTAGTATATATTAATAAACGTACAAAAAAACAGTTTCCTATTGTTGTTGGTAAACGTGGAGGATTATCAATTAAAACACCAAATTCAAAATCACGCAGATATGTAAAAAAAACTTGTAAAGAAGCAGTTTGCCGCAGAAGTTTTTGGGAACAAGTAAAAAATTTAAAAAATCGTAAAACACACAAAAAACATTAAATATTTAATTCATTTAGTAATTTTATAATAATATCTCCATGACATTTATTTGGTTTACACCAACATCCTAATCTTTTACCTTTTAAAGTTAAAAAGTTAACTCTAAAAGTTTCATCTTCTAATTTTTCTCTCAAATAAATTTCATATTTTTCTAGTATATCATCTAGTGTTCCATCTTTTCCAACTTTATATGGATTCGCATATTCACTATTTTTTTCAGGAAATCGGCGTTTATTAATTAAAATACAGCCTCTTCTACCAATATATACATTTTCATCATCATCCATCCAATCTTTTAAGGTTGGCTTTACTTTTTCACAAATCCAACCATCATCAGCATTTCTGATATATTTAACACGTACATTTACTATACGTGTAGTCATTTTAATAAAAAATTATAAAACTATAAATAATAATCAATTTTTTTACAAAAATTGAAGTTTATTCGTATTATTATTTCTATAAAAAAGTAATATGGTTAATCTAAATCAAGATGATTTATTAATAAATTCATCACATGATTTATTAATAAACGCAGCATTAAATAATAACATTAGTGAACTTAAACACTTATTAAATAGTGGTATAAATATTAATGAGGTAGATGATGATTGGGGGATAGTACACTGGTTAACTACACTTACATATCCATTAGACATAAATGAAGAAATAATAAATAATATAAAAGTTCCTAAAAAAATATTAAATGCTACACAACTATTAATAGATTATGGTGCAGATGTGAATATATTAGGTTCATTAAATGAAACACCATTACATCAATCAGCAAATATTGGAATATTAGATATGTGTTTATTATTATTAAAAAATGGAGCATTAGTAAATGCTAAAGATAATACGGGATTAACACCATTACATCTTTCTATATTATCTGGTAATTCTATTATTACAAGACTATTAATATCGTATGGTGGTAATCTAGATGAAGTAATGGATAATAGTTTTGTATTAGATAAATGTATGAGAGAACATAAAGATCTTTATTATAAGTTATTTATGATTTATACTGGAAAATCGTCATATAATAATTGGTTAAAAAATAAGAAAGCAAAATATGTAAAGAAATTAGAATATGTATTTAAACACCTTAATGTTGATATTATCAATATTATTATAGATTATAATATTGATAATTCAAAGAAAAAATGGTTAGATGATGTATGGTTAGTATCAATAAATGATGTATTTAAATTTATGTCTAGACAGTATGAATTATTTAATAGAAATATTACTGATAATTTATTGATTTTAGACTCTTTGAGCTAGTTCATTACGTAGTTCAATTCGTGCTTTTGCACGTTCAACACCCCATTTAAATCTTTTTTCAGATTCTTCTTTACTAGGAGTACAAAAACAGAAATAAACAATACATAATATAATAAGAGCGATTAAAGCAAAAACACTTTCAGACATTTTATCATTATTTTTATCTTCTACAATTAGTGTAGAATTAGTATAATTCATTTTATTTATTTACTTACTTATTATTGTAAAAAAATAAATAAAATAATCAATTTTTTTATTAAATTTTATATATTTAATAGAAGATTTTATTTTCTTAATGAAGAGAAGAATCATGTGCTTCATCGATTGTAAATAGTTTTTTATTTACATGTTCACATGAGTTATTTTCTTTTTCATATAAATTAGTAGCATATTCAGCATATTGTTTTGCTTGTTCAATATCAGCACATAGTCCTACTCTATTACCACCTTCTTTTAGTGCCATATCATCATCACAATATCTACGTAATTCAGATAGTTTTTTACTATAAACATAATCATATACCTTACCCCCACATTCATGTAAGGAGTTTCCAGAAATATCAGGAAGTTCATAAATTTCTTTAACAGTCATTCCGCCCATAAAAAGTTGTTCATTTGTACAACCAACTTCTCTAAGTTCATTGGCTGTAAATTTACCCATAATTAATTCTAATATGGTATATCCAGCTGATTTTATTTCAGAACATGTGAAATGTATATTTTTTAAATCAGCAACACTTACACCACATGATCTCATATTTGTTGTACTATAACCAGCTGCTTTAATAACAGTTAATGGATAATTATTTATGAATGTACTTAGTAATTGTCCTGATTGTTTTAAACTAATAACTTCAGCAACAAGATTAGCATATTTTTTCTCATTATTTTCATCTAATAGCATAATAGCCATACCAGCATAATTATGTAGATCAATTAATGTATCACGTAATCCTTCGTTATCAACTAGTTGAACACCAGAATTAGAAATATTAGTAAATCTAGAGAGTTTATCTCCAATTCTTACTAAAACACCTACAGTACCATAAACAGCAAAGGCATCACCATAATCTTTATTTTTTTTTTCAAATAAATCTAATGCTTCTTGCTGAACATAGTGTAACTGTGAAACTCTGTTAACTGACATATTATTATATTAGTATAATAATAAAGTTTTATATTAATTTCAATTTTATAAAAAATTAGTGTCTAAAACATCCACCACATTTTCTAGTTTTAGAAAAAGGAACAATCATTCTCATAGATTTTTTAGTATTAATTTTATTAGTATAATTTAAAACAAAAGATTTATTAGCTAATGACTTAGTTGTAACTTTATTGCTTCTATGTATAAACCTTCTTTTTCTTATTACATTTTTATTAGTTTTATTAAAGTAAATGTTATTAAAATACGTTTTATTTTTAGGTATACTAGTATTTCTAACAGATGTATAAAGTAATTTCATTTATATTATACTTATATAAAATAAATTATATTCCATGAATACTTTGATCAACAGTTCTTGTAATTGTTAAAACAAAATTCCAATCTGCACCAAATAGATTAATAACTCTTCCTAAATCATCTAATAATTCTATTTTTAGTTTACGAATATCAGTTGGTCCTGTATATTGTCGAACATTTACTGGTGTATCATTATATTTATTATAAATAAATGTATTATTTATATCTTTTGTTTTTATAAACGGTATTCGAGCTAAAATTCTTTTATTTAAAAATGAACTATTAAAACCAACTTTTATATTATCTAAGCCAGTACTTTGAAAATCTTCAACAGCAACTAAAAAAGATTTTGTTGGTGTAAAATTTGCTGGAACTTCATTTTTTACATAATTAGATAATTGCTCTGGATTAGAATATATCGGTGTATATAGATAAGTACCCGATATATCAGGATTGTCATTAGATGGTATTTCAACTGATTCAGGAATTACTGTTATTAAGTTATAATCATATGATCTAAAACCTAATATCCAACCTAATGTATATGTAAAATTGGGATCACTAGTAATATTAGAAAAAGATAATAATACATTATTATCATATCCCGTTATATCTGTTAGATCTACTAAATAATTTATATTTATAAAATAAATAAACATATCTTTATAAGTTGCATATATAGCACATTCAGACGGTGTATTATATGAAATATCCCATAAAGAACCTCCTTTCAAAACTTTTTTAGTTCCTAAAACACTTGTTTCTCCTAATGTTTGATATTTTTCTTTAATAACTAAATTTATAACATCTACAATTTCTTGATTTGTGGTATAATTTCCATCTGGTATTGTAAATGTTAAATCGCCTATACTAAATATATTATTACCATAATAACTAGATATTGTAAAATATACGTCTACCGGTACTTCTAAACTAGATATTTTCATACTTGTTACACCAACTAATGCTTCAGGTAATACATAAGTAAATGATGTAGATGTTTCTCCACCACAACCAATCTTTTGATTATTATAATTAGGCATTTTTTGATTAGTTCTATAACTAGAACTCAATACAATAGCTTCTTGTATCTCCATACCCTCTTTCCACTTTTTTTTATGATCCCAATTTGTACCCATTTGTTTTATATATGTATGTTATAAAACATTTTTATTATTAATTATATATAAATTATGCCAAAAACATGGCAAATAAACAATTTATTTTATAAAATTTCACTAAATTTATCTAGTGAAAATAATAAATTTAATTTAATATCTTCAAATAACTCAATTAGTTATATTGATATATCTGATAATATTCCATACTTATTTAACTACTATTTAACACCAGATAATTCAATTTCATATACTACACATAGTTTATATAATATATCACATAATAATTTAGATTTTTTAGTAGAAAATAATTTAAATAATGATGTTTTAATATCTGTTAATAATATTTCATTATCCCTTTCAACATTATATTTAAAACATAATAATAATAATTCTACTATATTATATCCAATATTTGAAAATGTATTAATTAACAATATTTCTATTAACAATAACTTTATATTTATTCATAGTAATAATTCTATTAATTATTTTAATATAGATAATTCATTAAATATTTATTCTTTATCTACATCTAATATCACAATTGATATATACAGTAAAATTAAAATTTTTAATAATATTTTATTAATTGGATCACCTAATAGTAATTCTATTATTATTTACAAAAATAATGGTAATAATTTTATACAAGATAAAATAATAACTCCAAATAATCCTAATACAAATTATTTTGGTTGGTCTATTGATATAAATAACAACTATATTGCTGCTTCAAGTTACTATATTGAAAACACAAATTATCAACAACAAACATTAGAAATATATGATTTATCATATAATTTAATAAAATCAAGCTCAGAAAATTTATTGTCACAAATTTTTATTAATAATAATGGATTTTATATCCATA